GATTCATTAGTACTAAACATAGAAGAAAAAATATAGAAAAGTGTAGAAAAGTAAATTTTATTAAAAATTATTATAAAATAAAATTAAATGGAGAAAAAGTTAATAATAAAAAAAAAAAAATATGTGGTAAGGTTTTTAAAGGACATGTTAATAAAAAAAAAACAAAAAAAAAAGAAACAAAATTATGTAAAATACAAATATCTTCATCATATAGACCAAAGTGGAGATTTTCACGAAATATTGAAACAATTTAATATAAATGAAGATGAAAAAGAAATATTCGATGAAATGAAGAAAACGGAAGAAAAGAAGAAAAAGAAAAGAAGAAGGAAGAAAAAGAATGTCTAAAATTTGTATTTTAGGAGATACCCATTTTGGATCATCAAATGATTCACCATTTTTTCTGAATAATTCATTATCTTTCTTTCAAAATATTTTCTTTCCTTATTTAAGACAAAATTCCATAACGACAGTGGTACATCTTGGTGATGTATTTGACCGTAGAAAATTCATAAATTTAAACACTTTGAATAGAGTTCGCAATGAATTTTTAAAGCCATTTTATGATGGAGAATTCGAACTTCATTGCATTCCTGGAAATCACGATGTTTATTACAAGAACACGAACAAAGTAAATTCATTGAATGAATTGTTGGACAATTCAAAAATTAAGATATATAATGATCCAGTTACTGTTGATTTGTTTGGTTATGATGTAGGATTCATTCCTTGGATTACTGCAGACAACGAGCAAAGATGCTTGGATTACATCCAAGATAAGACTTGCAATTATCTTTTTGGTCATCTAGAATTGAAAGGTTATGAAGTGACCAGAGGAGTATCCAGTCTTGAAGGAAATGATCCTGCCGTATTTTCGGATTATGAAAGAGTATTTTCTGGTCATTTTCATTGCAAGCAAGAAAGCAAAAACATATTCTATGTCGGAACTCCATATCAATTGAATTTTTCAGACATCAATGAGACAAAAGGTTTTCATATATTAGATCTGAATACAAAAAGAATAACATTCATTCAAAACGAAAATAGAATATTCAAGCACATAAAATACAATGATCAGGCAAAACAAATGCTTGAAATTGATTTTTCTTCGTATGAAAATTGCTTCGTGAAAGTAATAGTGGAAAACAAGACTCAAGTCTATACATTTGAAAGATTCATGGAAAGTTTAAATTCAATATCTGTTGCAGGAATTGATGTAATCGAAGAAGGCATGTTTGAACTTTCAAGCAATGAACTGGAAAATTCATATGACGATACTTTGACAATCATAAACAAAGAAATAGATGAAATGTCTGATGTGGAAAACAAGCAAAAACTGAAAAAATTGATACACGATCTATATGTCGAAAGTCTCACAATCTGAAAACATGAAATGGCATGAAAGATTTTTGGATCTTGCAGACGTAGTTGCAACATGGTCCAAAGATCCATCTACCAAATGTGGCGCTGTTCTTGTCAGACCAGACAAGACCGTGGCATCTTTGGGATTCAATGGATTTCCCAAGACGATGGACGATAATGATAAACTCTATGAAATTCGTGAAATAAAATATGATAGGGTAATTCATGCAGAAATGAATGCCATTTTGTTTTGTAGAGATTCATTTCCTTTGCATGGATATACGTTATATACATCTGGACCGTGCTGTTCTCGTTGCATAGTACACATGTTGCAAGTGGGAATACGAAAATTCGTATGGCCAAAAGCAACACCAGAACAACAAATCAGATGGAATGTAAATAAGACATATGAATATCTAAGGGAAGTTGATGCTTCTCTGATTGAAGTTATTGAAGAAAAGGATGATGCATAATGAATATTTTTGTTTTGGATTCCAGTCCATCAATGGCAGCAAAATACATGTGCGACAAACACATAGTAAAAATGATTCTTGAAAGTTGTCAATTAATGTCAACTGCACATAGAGTATTGGATGGAGTAAAAAAACAAGTAATTACACCTAAAAATAGGAAATATACAACTTATATTATGGAAGATCCCAAAATTGATGCTTTTTTATATAAATCAACCATGATAAATCATCCTTGTACCATATGGACTAGAGAAAGTTCGGTTAATTATCATTGGTTGGCATATCACACAGTGTGCCTTACTTCAGAATATACAGCAAGATACAACAAGATTCATTCCTCGGAAGATCTTGCTTATTGGTTATTGAAAAACAAACCAAAAAACATCAATGATAAAGGTCTTACTCCTTTTGCTTTGGCCATGCCAGAAGAATATAAATGTGAAAATACAGTGTTGTCTTATCGAAATTACTATATAAATGAGAAATCTAGATTTGCTAAATGGAAAAATGGAAATATTCCAAATTGGTATACGGAGGGATTGAATATCAAAAATGAAATGGTTTCCGCCTGATTTTGGATATATCACTCTAGAAGAAACAGATTCTGGGGTTTTGGCAACGATAAACGATGCCAATAAATATGATTTTATGGTATTTTTGGAAGAAAACGACTTCAATTATGAAGAAATTTCTTCTTATGAAATAGTCATAAATGACCCTCTTGATGAAATATACGAAGAATTCATCGAATATGATGTTTCTGTTTACTTGACAGAAGAAACAAATGACTCTACAATACTTCTTTCAGAGGGAGCAGCAAAAAGAAAGATAGTCATAAGAAAAGGAAAAAGAAAAGTAATATTTCAATGTCCTCCGGGTCAAAAGAAAATCCAAAGAAGATGCACAAGAAGACCCGCAAAAGAAATACAAAAACTCAGAAGAAGAGCAAAAAGGGCTGCAAGAAAATCAAGATCGAAAAAAAGATCTTCCATTCGAAAACGAAAAATATCAATGAAGAGAAGAAAATCATTCGAACATAAACACCCCAAAAAGAAATAAAATAAAATTTATATTATGATTATTCCATTGAAAATGAAATCTCATATCAAGAAAATTTTCTCAGGAGAATATGATGTTGATTTTTATACAAAAAATCCATTAATTCTTGATATTGGTGGAAATGTTGGTGGATTTGCTAGATGGGCATCAGGAAGATGGGCAAATAGCAAAATAATTTGCTTTGAACCAATAAAACAAAATTTTGAATTGTTGAAGAAAAACACGGAAGATTTAAAAAATGTAAATTTATATAATTGTGCAGTAGGTTCTTCGAATAGAAAACAAAAAATGTTTTACGGAAAAAACAATGAAGGAGAATGTAGTTTTCATTTGGGAGATCAACAAATAGAAGAAGGAGAAGAGGTTGATGTAATTTGTGCAGATAATCTACCAGATAGTCATTTTATAAAAATAGATACAGAAGGATCTGAAGTTGAAATTTTAGAAAATATTAAAAAAAATCCGCATATCTATGCAATAGAATATCACTCTGAATCAAATAGATTAAAAATAGATGAATTATTAAAAGAAAAGTATGTTTTAATCTCAAGCCATAGTACGAATTTAAATTATGGAATATTAAAGTATGCGTTGAAGTCTTCTATAATTTCAGATGATAAAATAAAAACAAAAAGAAAAAACCCAAAGAAGAAATAATATATGTCTATTATAATGAAGAAGGTGAGGTGGAAAAATTTTCTTTCCACCGGAAACAACTACAGCGAAATTATTCTAAACAAGCACAAGACAACCTCCATATCTGGAGAAAACGGATCTGGAAAGACCACGATGCTTGATGCTATCGTGTTTGCTCTTTTTGGAAGGCCATATAGAAACATAAACATTCCACAACTAGTAAATTCAATCAACAAAAAAGATTGCATTGTTGAACTTTATTTTGACATCGGAAAGAAACCATACATCGTGAGAAGAGGAATATCTCCGAAGGTTTTTGAGATATACCAAGACGGAAAACTCATAGATCAGGATTCAACGACCAAAGATTATCAAAAGATGTTTGAAGATCAAATTCTCAAAATGAGTTTCAAGTCATTTTGTCAAGTTGTAATTCTTGGTTCTACTAATTACATTCCTTTCATGAGATTGACTGCAGCAGAAAGAAGATCCGTGGTGGAAAATCTTCTTGATATAAATGTTTTTTCCACGATGAACAGCGTATTGAAGGGAAACATGTCCATTTTGAAGGATAGTTTGATCAATACAAACAACAAGATGGAAATTCTAAGGGAAAAAACAGAACTTCAAAAAAATCATATTGATATTTTGAAGAAAAAACAAGACAAGCACCACGAAGATCAGATTGCAAAGAAAAAAGAATTGATGCTTCAGAGAGAAGAATTAAAGGAAAAGATCGAAAAGACAGAACAAAAAATATCTGAATTGACCGCTAAAACTTCCAAGAAGCAAGAAGTTGAAAAGGAATTGAATTCTTTGTTTTCTGAATTGATGATATTGGAAAAAACTGTCACAAAAAACAACAAAGAGATCAAGTTCATAGAAGATGCAACTACTTGTCATTTTTGCACTCAGACCATAAACGAACAAACAAAGAACAAATTAATATCCGATAAAAACAACGAAATTAAACACACATGTTTACAATCAGATCAAATCGAAAGAAAAGTAAATATGTTGAAAAAACAGATAGATGAAATAAACAAGATTTCGAAAGAATGCTTGGAATTATCAAATGAATGCAATGAACTCAATTCTTCATGCAAAGCAATAAATAAATTGATCTTGTCTCTGGAAAATGAAATTAATTCGAATGCCATAGATAAGACAGACATTGAAACTGCACAGGCAAAGATGGGTGATTTCATAAAAGAAGGAAAACTTCTTGTGGATGAAAAACAAAAAATATTGGATGATACGCATTATGCCAATATTGCCTATGTTCTTTTGAAGGATTCTGGAATCAAAAGCAAGATAATAAAGCATTATCTTCCCATCATGAACAAGGTGATAAACAAGTATCTTTCGGAAATGAACTTTTTTGTTCAGTTTGAATTGGATGAGGAATTCAAGGAAAGCATAAAGAGCAGAAATAGAGACATATTTTCTTATGAAAACTTCAGCGAAGGAGAAAAAAGAAAAATAGACCTTGCTCTTTTGTTTGCATGGAGAAAAATCTCTCAAGTAAAGAATTCTCTCAGTTGCAATTTATTGATATTCGATGAAATCCTGGATGGAAGTTTGGATGATAGCGCAACGAAACTCTTGTTGAATATATTACAGATTATGGACAAAAATTCAAATATATTTGTTATTTCACATAAATCCAAGGATATTCTACAAGACAAATTTGAACATAATATAATGTTCACCAAAAAGAAGAATTTCAGCAAGGCAATTCATGAATAATCTCTTGACTTTCTCGTCTAGAATGGTAGACTGTTGACATGAGCACCAGAAAGCGATCTTTCAGTAGAGGTTCAAATCCCTCCAGCGTCATTCTTGGTTCTGAACCAACATTTGAAGGAATTGAGAAGGAAGATGATCTCGTATGGGAGATCAACAAATCCATCAATTGGTACAGAAACAACTTCAATCATTCCCAGTATAGAAATGCATTGAATCAATACCTAAAGAGAATCAAGTCTGATTCTGATGCTGCATCTGCTCCCAAGAAGGCATATGAATGGGAATATGCAGGAATCTATTCTCACCTCTCAAACAAAGGAATCAAACTTCCTTCGATCATTCAAGATTCCTTGAACAAGAACATTCTTGCACTTGAATCTTATGCAAAGAAGAATGAGGATGTTCCGACTGTAAATATTCAAGAAAACATCAAGAACAAAATTTCTGACATGATTGCGGATCTGGAAATTCATGTAGATGAATTCTTGATGAATTTGAAGTCAAAAAACAAGAATTATTCCTTTGATGTTTCCGAGTGGATCAAGAAGAACAATATTCGATCCATTCACGCAAATAGAATGGCTGATTTCTTCAAGGAAAGGCAAGATGAATTGCAACTTGCTCTTTCAGGAGAAGATGAACAATTAAAGGAAGGCTATTCTTGGATTGGAAAAACCAATCTTCGAAAGTATGCCGAATTTACTGAAAGAATCGTAAATCTTCTTCATGAACAAAGTGCCGTTGCTCGTTCGGAAAGAAAGCCGAGAGCAAAGAAGAAGAAGACTCCTGAGCAGTTGACTTCGAAGGTAGTCTATTTGAAGAACTTTGATGATCTTAAGTTGACTTCAGTTCCTCCAAAAGAGATCATCGGGGCTGCTAGGGTTATTCTTTACAACCCAACAAAAAGAATTCTTTATTATTATGAGAGTTCTGAAGTAAGCGATGGTCTTGGAGTCAAGGGAACAAAGATCATCAATTATGACATCAAGAATTCTTCTTGGAAGAAGATTCGAAATCCAAATATTTTGATGAATGGCGGAAGATTCATTCAAGGACTCCGAGCATCTGCAAATGCATACAAGGAAATCACAGGAAAGGAACATTTCAAGATGAATGGAAGAATTTCTGATCAAACCATCATTGTACAGGTTCTACACCGATGATTTTGCTAGACAACACACAAATCATTCTTTCAACCATATTTACTCAATACAGTTACTCAGATGACAAGGAAGGATTCTTTTCCGAAGATACAGTAAGACATATTGTTCTGAATACCTATCGTATATACAAGAACAAGTTCTCATCACAATATGGAAACATGGTGATATGTGATGATGCTGGAGATTCATGGAGAAAAGATATTTTTCCATACTACAAGGCATCAAGAAAGAAGAGTCGTGAAATTGATGGATATGATTGGAACATAATTTTCGATTCGATGAACAAGATTCGAAAGGAAGTTCGTGAGAATTTTCCTTATAAAGTCATGTGTGTCGAGAGATGCGAAGCAGACGATGTGATTGCTGTTCTTTCGATGAAGTATCATCTAAAGGAAGATATCATGATCGTATCAAGCGACAAAGATTTTCAGCAATTGCAAAGATATGCCAAAGTAAGGCAATATAGTCCAATTCACAAGAATTTCATCACATGTGATAATCCCATTGACCACCTAAAAGAACATATTCTTAGGGGAGACACATCTGACGGAATTCCCAATGTTCTCTCCGATGATGATACTTTTGTCGTGGAAGGCAAAAGACAGAAACCATTGTCACAAAAGAAGTTGGAACTGATAATGGAAAATGTTCCAGAATATCTGAAAAATAACTATAAAAGAAATACAAAATTGGTAGATCTTACCTATATACCTGATGAATACATTGAAAATATTCTAAAAGAATATGAAAAACCAATTCCGATTAAGGGCAAAGAAAAATTGTTTGAATATTTTGTGAATAATAAACTATCTAATCTTATGGAAGTAATTGACGAGTTTTAACATGAAAATACAAAAATATATCGGTGAAATTTTTTCTTTAGTACAACAAGAGTCAACAGAAGAAGGCAAAATAACAATATTAAGAGAAAACTCTTCTCCTGCTCTCTTCAATATAATTAAGTTTGCATATGAACCAACTTATATTTCCTTGATCAAGGAAATTCCAAAATATAGACCAGATGATTCTCCTTATGGATATTCTTATTCTGATTTAACTAAGGAATATCACAGATTGAATTATTTCTTTGATTATCCAAACAAAAATAAAACATGGACAATCAATCCAAAACAAATGAACAAGATGTTATTGAGTATATTAGAGAGAATACATTGGTCCGATTCTGCTATTCTTTCCGACATTCTTACTAAGAGAAAAATTCCAAATATTCCGCTTAAACTTATCAGAAAAGCATTTCCACAATTAGAAATCACTAAGAAAGGAACTACAAAAGAGTGATATATGAGTAATAGAGATAATTATTCAGACGAAGACTACGACTATCGTAAAATACAAAAGTCCTCCAACAAAAGAAAAAGAAGAAACGACAGGCATAGGAACCGTCAAGATCTAAATGATATCATTGAAAAAGTAAATAATGGGTATGATATAGATAACCTAGATGATGAGGAAGATCATGGATAATCAAAAAAATAATCAATCTGAAGATTATAAAAAAATGTTGATGGAAAAAGCACAACAACAGTATAAAAAAATTCTAGAAAATATTAATAAAAAACAAAAATCAGATTCAGATGAAAAATTTGTTTCCAAAAATAATATTATGCAAAAAGCGGCCTCTTATGGGAAATCTATAATTTCCAGAGGAATAACAAATAAAAAAGCAACAGAGGAATCAAAGAAACTAAGATATCTCAGTTGTCATGGTTCAGTTGAATTACAACTTTCTCCATGTTCAGATAGAAAAAATAGTGAAAAATTTGAAAATTCCTTTTATTGTGGAGCATGTGGTTGTGGAGACAAGAAAGGAACTCAACTAGTAAATATTTTAGTTGATGGGAAAGAACAATATTCTAAATTGGATTATCCTACTGTAAATTGTCCTTTGAAAATGCCGGGATTTTCAAATTATGTTCCTTTTGAACAGGGAGTTTCAGAAAATTCCAGAAAGAAAGTTCTTGAAGATAAGTTCACAGTAGAATATATTAAAGAACACTCAAAATAAAACAGGAATTACATCATGGAAACAGCGACAAAACTTAAATTCGGCAGACAAACACTTGACATTCTTAAGAATTATGCTTCGATAAATTCAAATATTTTAATCAAACCAGGCAATACGATTACTACTATTTCTCCCATAAAAAATATTCTTTCAGAAGCAGAAATAGAAGAAACTTTCGATTCAACTTTTGGTATTTGGGATCTTCCCAAGTTTCTTGGAACTATTTCCTTGTTCAATGATCCTGATTTTGATTTTCAGGATAAATTCGTAATGATTTCTGATCAAAATAGAAGTATCAAATATCACTACAGTGATCCAAAACTATTGACAGTTCCTACCAAAAAGATCAATATGCCAAAAATTGATGTTTCTTTTTCAATTACAGAAAAACAAATTTCAGAACTCAGAAAAGCAGCCTCAATTCTTGGAGTGTCTGATCTTACGATTGAAAAATCGGATGATGAGGAATTGATCGTGAAAGTACACGATAAAAAAGATTCAGGCAGCAATTCTTACATCTTGAATATTGAAAATCAAGATACAATGAAGGATGGCAATTTTTCTTTGAATTTCATGGTAGAAAATCTAAAAATGATCAATGATGACTATACAATAGAAATTAGTTCTAATGTGGTTTCTAGATTTACTGGAATCAACAAGAACATCAAGTATTGGATTGCTCTTGAAATGGATTCAATCTATCAAAGTTGACATATGAATTCAGATCCAACTCATTTTTTATTCGTAGAAAAGTATCGCCCCAAGACAATAGAAGAATGCATTCTCTCGGAAAGACTTAAAATTCCATTTCGGGAAATGGTTTCTACTGGAGAAATTCAAAATTTAATGCTTTCTGGTGGTCCTGGTTGCGGAAAGACCACAGTTGCAAAAGCATTATGTTCTGAATTGAATTGTGATTATTTATTGATTAACTGTTCTGAAGATGGAAATATAGATACGCTTCGAACAAAGATCAGAAATTTTGCAAGCACCATTTCTCTTGGAGGAAACACCAAGGTAGTGATTCTTGATGAATTTGATTATTCAAATCCACAAAGTATGCAACCTGCTTTGCGTGGATTCATGGAAGAATTTGCAAAAAATTGCAGATTCATTCTCACTTGCAACTACAAGAACAAGATAATTTCTCCACTTCATTCTAGATGCACGATAATTGAATTTAAGTTTGAAAAAGAAGACAAACCAGAACTTTGCAATCAATTCTTCGAAAGATGCAGGATAATTCTCTCAAACGAAGGGATACAATATAATTCACATGCTCTTGCAAAATTCATCATAAAATTCTTTCCTGATTTTCGTAGAATTCTAAATGAACTACAAAGAGCATCCCTTCACGGTTCCATCAACGAATCCATTCTCTGCGATCTTTCGGAAGAAAGCATCACGGAACTCTTCAAGGGAATGAAGAAGAAGGATTTTGATGGAATTCGAACATGGGCTGCATAGAATAACGACATGGATTCTTCGGTTATTTTTAGAAAGTTGTTTGATTCCTTGACTAGTCAAGTAGAACCAGAAAGCATTCCAACCGCCATTTTGATTTTAGCAGACTATCAATACAAGGCAGCGTTTGTTGCTGATCCAGAAATCAACAATTCTGCTTGTTTTGCTCATTTGATGATGGAGGTAAAATTCAAGAAATGAATGTCTTTGATTTTTTAAATTCCATAAATTATACCAAAAAGAACATTCTTGAAGAGGACATACTGCTGGAAAAGCAGTATGTTCCTTTTATAATAAATAAATATTTGTCATATTTTCCTGATACTCTGATGCATTCTAATAGAATGAATCAATTTTCATCTCTTTCCAAGAAAGATCAGTACGAATATCTCATTAATTCCATAAGAAAAAGAAAAAGATACTCAAAATGGAAGAAAAAAGATGGAGATTTAATCAAAGAAATAAACATCAAAAATATAATGGAATATTATGATTGTTCATATAAAAAGGCAGAAGAATATCTGAGTCTTTTTTCCAAGGAACAAATAATGAGTTTGAGTTCTATTTTTGAGTCAAAAAAGGGGGTGAAATAATAAAATTTATAAATATATGATATAACTTAATATATTAAGGGAAAGTAATTTATGAAAAGCAAAATAACCCCAGAAAAACTTCTGGAAGTGACCTTCGATGACGAAGAAAATTTTCTAAAAATCAAAGAAACACTTACAAGAATAGGAATTTCTTCTAAGAAAGACAACACTTTATACCAATCTTGTCATATTCTTCACAAAAAAGGTAAATATTACATAGTTCATTTTAAAGAAATGTTTCTTTTAGATGGACTTTCTTCAGAAATATCAGAAAATGATGTTGCAAGAAGAAATAAAATTGCACAATTACTTGAAGAATGGAATCTGCTAAATATAGTGAAACCTTTGAAAGAAACCGATCCTGTTGCCTCAATCAACCAGATCAAAATAGTTCCTTTTAAAGAGAAAAAAGATTGGAATTTGGTTTGTAAATATCATATAGGATCTAAGAAATGAACGCAGGGATATTTGACATTTATGTGGATCAAGATTCAGATTTTTATGCAGAATTTGAATATGTTGATTCGGATGATATGCCAATTAATATTACACAAAATGTCAGTTTTCATGTCAGAAGATCCTCTATAAAACCAGATAATTTGTTTAGTGTTTATAGTAACGGAACATTAAACGAAAATGACNNCATTTCAAAACTTTATCCAGGTCAATATTTTTATTATATTCTTTTCTATGGAAATGGAAACGAAAGAACATTTCTTAAGGGAAGATTTACTACAGAAACGCCATGAATAAACTAAAAATAAGAATTTTTAATAAAAATAAAGTAATAGTAAATAGATCTATTTTAAATAGAATAAAAGTTCAGTTTTTGGGGCTAAAACAATATCTTGCGTTTGTCCCTTAAGAATCTAATTTTATAAATAGTAATGATTATAAATTAGAAAAAGGGAAGATTAATGTCAAACTGCATTCCAGACACTCTTTATGCTAAAATTAGAGTAAAGAGATCTTTAGTTCCAGGAGAAGTTCCTTCAAGATTGGATCTTGGAGAACTTGCAGTCAATATTCCTGATCAAAAAATTTACGTTGGAAATCAATTTGGAAATCCAGTTTTAATGAATGCTGGAGGTAGTTCTGGAAGCGGAATTTATAGTGCAGGAGCAGGTATACAAATATCAGGATCAAATGTAATTTCATTTGATCCTATTACCATTCCAAATGGAAATATTCCAATAATAAAAATTGCTCCTCCTATTGGTCCTTCCTCTGGTTATTTGAGGTGGAATGGGTCTGGATGGGTATTGGAAACTATTGATGCCGGATTGACTTTGAATTCTTTATTTTCGTGTATAGGAGGAACCACGATCAATAATCAATATTTTATTGATGGTGGAAATGCAAGTGGATCTGAATATTGTTCTGCAAATTAAAAAAATTATATATATTATAAAGAATTAGATTTATTATAAAGGGGAATGAAAAATGCCTAATGTTATTAAGATTAAAAGAAGTACAACAACTCTTACACCTACATCTCTACAGTTCGGTGAACTTGCACTCTATAGTAATGGTACTGCAAATAAAATTTATGTAGGAAATTCTGCAAATAGTGTAGTAACATTATTTGATTCTACAGCAGGAAGCGTTTCATCATTCCAGACTACTCTTTCTGGGTTGACACCAAGTGGTGCAACAACAGGTGTTGTTACTCTATCTGGTACATTAGGTGTTGCAAATGGTGGTACAGGAGCAACAACTCATACTGGAAATGCAATATTAATAGGAAACGGAACATCAGCATTAATTTCAAGTGGTGTTACTATTACTAATAATAAAATAAATCTTAATGAAGCCGGTATTCAATTTGGAAAATATACTACTGATCCTACATCTAATTTTAATGAAGGTAATTTATATTATTCAAATACTAATGCTTTAAAACTTGCAGTAAATACTACAACATCAAGGACAATTGCTTTTGATGATGAGATTAAAAATTCTTTTTCTACAATATCTGCTAATGGTACTGATGTTATAGCAGATCAACGAGGAGATACTGTAACTTTTACTCCTAGTAACGGATTGGTTATTACAGCCAATGCTACTAATGATACTATAACATTTAGCACAAATGCAAGTTCATCAAATGGTGCAAACACTTTAGTATTAAGAGATGCAAATGGAAGTTTTTCTGCTAATGTTGTTACAGCATCTTTGAGTGGAAATGCTTCAAGTGCAACTAATGTTGGGGGCGGAGCAGCAGATCAATTAGTATATCAAAGTGGTTCTGGATCAACTTCATTTGTTCCAGCACCAACAGGAAGTAACCAAATTTTAGTAACAGGTGCTAGTAATCTTGGAACTTCATCTTGGATTGCTACAACAGGTACAGGTAATGTTGTTAGACAAACTTCCCCTTCAATAACTACTTCTATAACTACAGGAAATACCAGTTTTAATTTAATTAATACAAATGCTACCACTATAAATTTTGGTGGAGCAGGAACAATTATTGATATAGGTGCAGCAACTGGAAATACAAAT